ATACACTTTGAAATGGATAAGTGTATTGCTTGCGAAGTATGTGTCAGGGTATGTCCTATTAATCTCCCAGTAGTCGATTGGGTGATGAATAAGGAAGCAAAGAAAAAAGAATTAAGAAACTATTCGATAGACTTTGGGGCTTGCATATTCTGTGGAAATTGTGTAGAATATTGTCCAACCAACTGTCTATCAATGACGGAAGAATATGAACTATCTACATTTGACAGGCACTCACTTAACTATGATAATGTCGCTCTTGGACGACTGCCCACTAATGTTACAACTGATCCCTCAGTTAAAGCCTTGCGTGAACTGGCTTACTTACCAAAAGGAGTTATGGATCCGCATGAAGTACCAGACAGTGACCCAAGGGTAGCAGGCCCACCAAAAAATTAGGTCATATATTATTCGACTTTTGATTCCCAGGAAACCGCCAAAAAAACTCGGCAAATTTTTTGCCCCTTTAGATTTTTTTAAGTTACTGTAGTAGTTTGAGATCCAGGTCCGTTATCATATGAAGTCACTGTTCCTACATTGTCTGTGACTACAACACTACCTGTAGCAGATCCAGAACTATCTAAGAATCTAGCACTACTATTAAGTAGTGTTTTTTTATTGCCTTCACGATCTATTTCATTATTTGGTTCGTACGCGATTAACTCTTCAAATTCATTATCGATCATTTCCACTATTGGTGGAGTTGGGAGTTTTATCTGTCTTTTCAATTCGTTTTTATAATCTTCATATTCGTAATTTGTCACTGGATAGATAGACTCGTTTTCTGTCTTAGTTGTACCATCTGGCAAAATTGCCCTAAACGTGCTATTTACTTGAATTCCCTTTTGAATGAAAACTTCGTCATTGTATAAAACTTCATTTGTTTCATAATGGTGTATACCATCAACATTATCGTAATTTTCTGCAACATAGGTTTGCAGTTCATTTACGTTTTTAGGCCATTGATTGTAAACATCAGTAATATTGTTAGTTAATAAAATAACCCAATCTAAGTGAATATCACCATATAATGCATGAGCAATTAATGGAGGAGTTTCATGATCACCTACATGATATGGTTCTAACAAGGTAATGTACTTATCTAGATCCATTCTTGTCATGGTTCTTCTGAATAAGTTTTTTACAAGACGATATTTGAAAGATTCATCATCTGTAACTCCTTCTCCAACGTAAATATTTGGTAATTGTGAAAAATATGCCATTAGTAACCTGCTGCTGCATCTGATTGAGTTATCAGTCTAGTTTCAGTGAATGTGACTGTCATAACAATAGCTGGATTATCAATACCAGCTGCTGGTAAGTATTTAAATGCTTGATATTGGTTATCTGGTGTATAGTTAATGTTAATACCTGTACAGACAGATGGATATATCTTAAACATTAAATCTCTTCTAGTAGTTTCGTCTATATTACCAGAACCTGATGCAGTATCACTATTATTACCAAAACGAACAAAGCGTAATTGGAATCTATCTGGAATCTCGAAGAATCTGTTTGATCCAGCATAATTAGTAGTTCCCTTCATTTTTGAGAAGAAATCTTTACCAAATATATCTACATGATCACTGTGTCTTTCTTTCTTACCAGCTGGAACGTCGAATTTTTTCTTATCGTTGATATATTTGGTTACAAACTCACCACTTCTAATTCTAGGTAATGAACCAATTTTAATATAATTGATTATATTCCATATTTCATTTGATTCACTTAAATTCTTAGCATAAAACTTAAATGCAAAGTTATGGGTTCTAAAACTCATACCTTGGAACATTTGTTCAGAATATGGGTTAAAAACCTGACCACTTTGTAATTGTCTAACTGTATTAATATCTAATTGTCCTTGTAAACCAACAAATTGGTTAAATCCGTTGATCATTCCCAAAACTGCAGATGTTGAGAATTCGGGTAATGCTGATTTTGCTGCATCTTGCAATTTTTCAGACATTTCACCGAAATCTGCTGATTTCATCATTCCTAGTGCAGCAATACCACCTACACCAATATCTGCCCTTCTATATGCAGGACTATATTGTGTTGCGATCTGTGGAGGTACTGCAATATAACATCTATCTGGATGTTGTAAAACTCTTTGTTGATTACCTGGACTATTTCTTTTATAGAAATTGGGAACATCTTGATCATTATATGAAAATCTCTCACGACGAAGCATCAGATAATCGGTAGCTTCTGTTGGGGAATCTGCTATTCGAGTACCTGCTTGCGACCTTGATGCTGGTGGTCGTAATGGATATTTAAAGATTGACAATTTCTACCTAAATAATATCGTGATCTCTATGTATTTATGCGTTATAAGCAAGGAAAATATATTCCAAGGCTTCCAAAGAAGTATAAAGGTGATTACCGTAATATAGTTTACAGGTCATCTTGGGAATATAAATTCATGCAGTGGTGTGATAATACCTCTTCAGTTGTTGAATGGGGAAGTGAAGAGATTGCTATACCTTATATATCCCCTGTTGATGGTAAACGCCATAAGTATTATCCAGACTTTTATGTAAAGGTTGGTAATAAAAAATATATGGTAGAAGTGAAACCTACTAGACAAACAAAAGAACCTAGAACTCAGAAGAAAATAACTAAGCGTTATGTTACTGAGGTTGTTACCTATAGTGTAAATAAAGCTAAATGGAAAGCAGCAGAGGAATTTTGTAAAGATTATGGATGGGAATTTATGTTAATCACGGAAAAGGAACTTAAAGTATAATGTTTGCAAATATTTTCGCAGCGATAAATCAAATTGTTGGTGCTGTTTATAGCAATTCAACACCTGATCCTGGTGTACCGAATTGGGCTGAAGGTCGTTATTCATCATTGCAAGAATTTTCTGCATTTTTTAAGAAGCAAGCAAATTCTCCTGCATTAACAAATCTTTATTCTATCCATTTTACTACTCCTACAAGGATGAATCAACTTCCGAATTGGGGATTTGCTAATCAACAAAGACAAACTAATTTATTATTAGATTATTATTGTGATACTGTAAACCTACCAAGTAAACAAGTATCTACAGGACAGATAGTTACTCAGGGTGCATCTTATAAGTATCCAACTGGAAGTGCATTTAGTCAGATTAATATGACTTTTAAAATGCCACAGAATCAATATACCAGAATGTTATTTGAAAGATGGATAGCATTAATGAGAAATGATGCAGATCAATATACAGATTATTATGATGATATTGTTGCACCATATGTAAGAATTATAAAATGGGAAAGAGGTGGTGGAAATAGTGTTCATAGATTAAATGATCATGGTGCTATTAGTCAGCAAGATGATAATGCTAGAGTAACTCCAGATAATTATAGAAAGCATCGTGTAACAGCTTGTTGGGAACTAAGAGAGGTTTTTCCATATAATATTGGATCAGTACAGTTGAATAATATGGAATCAAGAGTGATGACTCTTACATGTGGTTTTTATTATTCTAGGTATAGATTTTATGGTAAAAATGAGCTAGATATACAAGATGGGAATGTTGGAACTCTTGTTCCTACTAATCCTGATAGGAGAACTAGGTTGAATCTATTAGAACCAGATTCTCGATATATCTCTTATGGATAGACCATAAATATTAATACTGAATTGAATGTACTATGGTATTACCTACATTAAACACACCGAAATTTAAGACGAAACTGCCTTCTGATGGCAGAACAGTCAATTACAGACCGTTTCTAGTAAAAGAAGAAAAAATTCTTCTAGTTGCAACAGAAACTGGTGATCAAACCAGTATGGTTTCTGCGATTAAGGATATTATTCGTGCTTGTACTGATATACAAGATCCTGAAAGTCTTTCGACATTTGACATTGAATTTATTTTCCTACAAATCCGCACAAAATCTGTTGGTGAATCTGTAGATGTTACGGTGCTTTGCCCTGATGATGAAGTAACTGAGACAGAAGTGAAGATCCCTCTTAATTCTATTAAGATTAAGAGAACAAAAGGACATACTAATGAACTTAAACTTAGTGATGAAATAGTTCTTACAATGAACTATCCTACTTTAGAAACTTTTGTAAAGATGAACTTTGTTCCTGATGAAACACCTGGTATGGATCAGGTATTTGATATGGCAGCTAGTTGTATAGCATCTATTGCTGACCCAGAACAAGTTTATGATGCACAGGATTTACCAAAACAGGAAATACTTGATTTCTTAGATCAGATGACTTCTGAACAATTTAAGAAAATTCAGGATTTCTTTGAAACTATGCCTAAACTTCAGCATACAGTTAAGGTAACTAATCCTAAAACTAAAGTTGAATCTGATGTTGTTCTTGAAGGATTAGCGGCTTTTTTCGGATAGCCCTTCTTCATCAGACCTTGAAGAATTATTATGATACTAATTTTGCTTTGATACATCATCATAAGTGGAATATTGAGTACATTGATAATCTTATGCCTTGGGAAAAAGAGATTTATATTAGTCTCTTAACAGAATTTCTTAAGGAAGAGGAGCGTAGAATGAAGGAGCAGAACGCGGCTAATGGCTAAAATACAGCTATACAAATTTATTAATCCAGGAGGTGCAGGAGCAGATAAGCTTAAGCATAATGCTGGACGTGTAGCTATTTTAGGCATTAACCGTTTAGGTAGTACTCTTAATGGTATTGCTCAGATTGTTGGTGATATGGGATCTATTGCTAAGGCAACAGATCGAGTTGAAAGATTACAAGAAAAAGCAGAACGCAGAAAGGTAAAGAGAGAACAAGACCAAGCTGCTGAAGATGAATTAGAACGTAGAAATGCCCTGATGGGAAAGGGCATAAAGTGGAAAGGGGCGGTAAAAAAACAAAAGAAGGGGTTTGCTGAACAGTTTTTTGATAAGATAATTACTCCTTTTGCAAGTTTCTTTAAGATAATAGGATCCTGGTTAATTGGACTGGGTGCTAAACTTGCTATGTACGAGGGTTTGAAATGGTTAGCAGACCCCGCTAATAAACATAAGATAGAATTATTTTTGCATAAACTCAATGTAGTTTGGACAAAGATTAGTGGATTCTTCATGGGAAGAATTGGTAATATAATGGATGGGTTTACCAATTTATTTGGATCTGGTAGTACTTTTGGAGATAGAATAAAAGGTTTAGGGCAGCTTATACTTGGATTTGTTGGATTAGGGGCGTTATTAAATCCATTTGGATTGATGGATGCTATTCTAAGCTTATTAGGATGGGATTGGTATAGAGATAAACCACAGAGAGGAACAAATAAAGGACCGAATCAAGGTAGACATTCAAGACCAGGTAAAACTCCAAAATGGACTAAGACTAGTAGTTCGATTAATCGAAGGTTTGGTAAGAACGGAAATAGATTATTTGACCAATACCGACGTATGGGTATGTCGGAAAGTGAAGCACTTAAGAGAGTAACAAGAGCTGCACGTAAGAATCCCCAAGCATTTAAACCACCTAAACCTACAAGTGGATTAACACCAGGAACTGCACCAAAAGGAAAGATAATAAAACCTGGTGCTAAACCTGGATTAGGGAAGATAGCGAATCGCATGACCCTAAAATTCTTAGGACCTAATGCATTAAAGGGTGTTAAGGGTGTATTTAAGAATGTATTTGGAAGAATACCGTTCTTTGGTGCTGCTTTAACTACTCTATTCTCTCTAATGATGGGAGAACCATTAGATCAGGCATTATTTAAAGGTGGTGGTAGTGCTATTGGTGGTGCGTTAGGAACTCTTATTCCTATACCAGGAGTAGGTAGTTTAGTTGGTATGCTCGTTGGTGAGTATGTCGGTGACTTGATGTACACCATGTTCAAAGGTGGTGGAATAAAGGCAGTTGGTGAAAGATTAAAACAAGATATTAAAGGTGTATTTACTCAAGTTGGTAACTTAATCAACTGGGTTAAAAAAGGATTTGTTAGATTATATGAGGGGTTACCTAAATGGAAGATTCCTGAACTTCCAAAATGGGTTCCTAGACGAGATTGGATAAGTAAATGGATGTTGATGGGTCTCCCAGGAACGGAGATCCCAAATCCTATATGGTTAGCTAATCCACTCAATCTCTGGCCTAAAGCTAAGTTATTTGCATCTGCTTTCTTTGGTGATAGTGCTATTCCCAAGGGAGCGACTGAGGCTGGACAGAATGCTCCTAAAGAATTATCTGAGGAAGAGAAAAAGAAAATCTCTGGTGCTACTTCTGGTGTCAATGCTAGAAAAAGAGCAGAACTTGAAGGTAAAACACCAATTACCAATAAGCGTGGAAGAATTGTTGGTTGGAAAGATAATAAAACTGGTGAGATTACAAAAGAAGAAACTAAGTATAAATCTGATCCTAATAAACGGCAGATGGGTAGATCTGCTGCCAAGAATAGGCAGAAAGTTAAAGCTTCAAACTTAGTTAATAGTACGATTACTCCTACACCTGATGAAGATAAGAATCAGTGGTGGGATTTTCTAGACTGGTTCCCTAATCAGAAAAAAGAAGAAGATGATGCTCCTAAGCGACAGATGGGTAGATCTGCTGCTAAAAAGAGGCAAGAGGCACAGAAAAAGGACATTATTAATCAGAAACCAGAACCAGATAAAAATAAGAATCAGTGGTGGGATTTCCTTGATCTATTCCCTAATCAATCTAAACAGGAAAGAGCACTAGAAGCTGGTAAGGTAGAAAGAGAAGAGAATGAATGGGGACCAGGTGGACAACCTTCTGCAAGTGTGCAGATAAAGAAATCACAGTCGAAGAGTAGTTGGTGGAACCCATTTAGTTGGGGTAAGATGCGTGGCGGTAAGATATTAAACAATTATGGAACCATACCCCCTCGACTAAACAGGAAGCAATATTTCTTTGGTAAGATCTTTAGAGGTATTAGTAAAGCAGTTAGTGGTGTAGTTAAAACTGTTACGAATGTAGTAAAAAGTGTTGCTTCATCACCGATTCTTAACACGATATTACAAGTCGCACCTATGATATTCCCGCCAGCAGCACCTTTCATATATGGTGCTCAGGCTGTTATGTCTTTGGCACAAGGAAATATACTGGGTGCAATAGCACCCGCTATGGGTTCTTTAGGACACTTCTTCCCAGGTACATTTGGTGCAGGATCTGCTATTGGTAAATTTATGAGTGGTCCAATCGGTAAGATTGGAATGGGATTCCTTGAAGGTGGTGTTGGTGGTGCATTAAGTGCTGGTATGGGTGTCCTTGGTGGTAGTGACTGGTTCAAGGGCAGTAAGATAGGTAAATTCTTACAAGGTAATATGGGTCAGACCATTGGAAGCATAGCTGCAAATCTAATACCAGGTGTTGCTAACGTACCAGGATTGTCTCAATTATTTGGAATGGAATCCTTTATGCAACCAATGGAGATGATGCAGAACCTTGCTGATAGCATGGGTATGGGTGGTATGTTTAAAGCCATATCAGGTATGATGTCGGGTGGAAACTTTATACAAGGTTTACGAGAACTTGCTCCAGAGTTAGGTGTTGATCCTAGAGTTTTAGGTGTATTTGATAGAAGTTCAAATATGTTTAGTGCTTCTCAGGGAAGTAGTAAACAGAGACAATTATCAAATGAATATGCGATGCAGACAGCAATAGAATTTGTTCCTGTACCAATGCTCATTGAGAAGTTAGTTGAAATTCCTAAGCCTGTACCAATAAATAATCCTATACCAGTACCAGTCCCTCAGAAACAGCAACAGAAGTAAGTAATGACATCTAGTTTTCCTAAAAGTAGAAAGATTAATATGTATAAGTTCGTCTCAGCATCGGCTGCGGCTGCTGGTGCAGAGGATGCTGGAATGGCAAAACTTGCTGGTCAAACTATACAGGCAATTAATAATTTAGGTAGTGTAGTAAACACTATTGCTGGTCTTGCTAATGATCTTAGAAATATACAACTTGCTAATTTAGATGAATTAAAAAGGAAGAAAATATTTGAAGCAAAATTTGATAAACCTGAAAAGGCTAAGTTTACTGGATTTGTTAATGATTTTATAGGAAGGGGAGCTCCTAAGTTCTGGGAAGCATTACTTAATATGTTCTCTGGTCTTCTTAAATTGATGATCATTCGACCAATTTTAAAATGGTTGGCAGATCCAGCAAATAAGGAGAAGATAGAGAAAACTTTGGAAACTCTTGATAGAGTATTCAGATTCCTTAAAGCATTTGTAGGGACAAATGTCACTCGAATACTGGATGGATTGTACGATTTGTTACGAGATGATGCTACGTTGTGGCAGAGAATAGGTGGATTTGTTAAAGCTATGGTTGCTATGGGGGCATTATTAGCCCCATTAATGATCCTGAGAAATCCAAGAGGCACTATAATGCTCTTAAGGAATTCTCTAAAATTATTTCACACAGGTCTTCTTAAGTTCCATAAAGGACTTAGGCTGCGTAAGCTGGGTCGTATAGGTAAGCTAGCAACTGTTGCAACTGCTATTGGTGGAACTGCTTACGTTGCTAAGAAAGGTTTTGATTATGGTCAGGATATTGCTGACCGAATGGAACCATCTGCGTTTGGTGGTGGTAGCGGTGATAAAACTCTTATGGAGTTCTCAGGTTCCTTTAGTATGGATGATATTAAAGGTGGCGGTCAAACTGTCATTGGTGAGATGGTTAATCGAATTGGTAACCTTGAGAGAGCATATGGTGGGTTAATTCCAAGAGAAGAATATTATAAGCATTTACCACAGAGAGCAACAGGTGGATGGATTAATGGACCTGATTCTGGTTATCCTGTATCATTAGGTCGTAAAGGTGGACAAGCAGACTTTATTGGTCACGGTTTAGAGTACGTAGCAAAGAATAATAAGGGTGAAGATTTTGTTATTCCTGTGAATAATTTTGCTACTAGATCGATGCCTGGCTTGACATCCGCTAATATGAAGATGGCACATGCTCAGGGATTTGATATTCCTGGTGAACTACCAAGAGGTAAAGATAATTTCTTCGCTGGTGAACTACCAAGAGGTAAAGATCAATTCTTCTGGGGTAGTATTAAAAAATGGGCATCGAATAAATTTACTGATAATCATGGTATAAGTTCTTTATGGAGTAACAAACCTAAGAATCAGGGTGCTCCAGAGGGTTCTGGATGGTTTGGAAAAGCCATGAATTGGGGTAAAAACCTATTAGGTTTTGGTAAACCAGAAGAGAAAAAGCCAAGTATATGGCAGAATCTTTTAGGTAATGCTGGCCAAATAGGTCAATCAATATTTGGTAATAGAGGTGGTGCTATTGGTGGTGCTATTCAAACTATCTTTGGTGGTGGAGGTTCTGGTGAAGATGGTAAGGCTACTGGATGGGATATTGCTAAAAGTGTTATGGGTGTTGCTGGATCATTTATGGATCCAGGTAGTAAAGCTGCTAATTGGTTAGGTAAAATTGGTGGTATTGGTAATGCATTCTTCGGACCTGGTTCTGAAGGAATGACCTTTGGAGAGAAACTTGGTAGTGCTCTTGGAGTAATATCAGGTGGAGATGGAATGCTCGGCCAAGTTGGTAATGCTCTTTCAGGTGGTCAAATTGGTGAACCTACAGGATGGGCTGATCAGGGATCCATGCGTGTCGGTGAAGGTGGAGCAGCATCAGGTGGTGGACCTATAGTTGGTCGTGATGGAGTTGCAAGATCTCCTAATGGTGGTATACAAGCAGCAATTAGATCTGGTAGAACAGCGTTACAAAAAGGATTTACTGTATCTAATCACCCTAATTTTAGAAATAATAAGTGGAAAGGAAAAGGTGCTAATAGAAGAGGTGAGGATACTTCAGGTCGTCAACCAGTACGAGGAGGTAAACTTCATCAAAGGGGACTTGCTATTGATATTACAGATCATAGAAAGGGTCAAAATGCTGAGGCAAATCTTAGAGCATATGCTGATGAATTATTTGGAAATAGAAAAGGTCAAGGTATTGCTGTAATAGCAAATAATAAATGGGGAACATGGACAACTGGTGGTAATAAGAAAGGACCAGGTTCTCACACTAAACCTAATACTACTACAGTTGGATTTGCTGATAGACAAGTTGCTGGTCAAGGTGGAGTAGGACTTGGTGAAAGTGATTTAAGAATGATGAAAAAGGCTATTGTTTCTGAAGCTGGTTCAACTGATACCACACAAGGAGCACTATTTGCCCGTAGTATTTTTAATCAAGCACAACAGATTGACAGTGGAGCAAGCTCT